TGTATCTACGATAAATGAGTATCTAAACATCTTTTTTAATCCTTGTTTCTAGTATCAAGGTTTATTGTATAAATAATTAAATCTCTATGCTAAATTTATATGAACTAAGCGACTTATTTACCTCTTCCCCCTCGTTATCCTCTTGACTGGGGTTTTCTTGATCCTGTGTTTCACTGCCTTCTTCTTGCCCTTCTTCTTGCCCATAGTCCTCTGATTGATCTTCTTCATCTTGTTGACCTTGTCCCTGTTCTTGTGCTTGTTGTTGACTCATGCCCAAGGCTGTTATATATGCTTGGTTCAAAATGACATCGCCCCCATCAATCTTATCTAAACTATGCTTTGCACGGATTTCATTGATCGTCATGTAATTTGAAACTCTTTGAATATCTGAGGCCAAAGCGTCCTTTTCAGTGTCTGCATCCAAGCCCATAAATCTAAGTTCATATTTCTCATTTACTTGGTGGATAATATGCCTATTAATCCAATTCTGAACGCTTCTTAGTAGTGGGTAAAGCCCTTTATCTTTTGATGCTTGTATTCGTGCGCCGGGGCCTTGTTGTGTCAATGCGCCTGTTTGCCCTTCTGTACCAAACACAAAGCCCAATTCTGCGGGGTCAATTTGATACACTGAACACGCTACTTTTGTTAAGTAACCAAGCCAATCTTTATAACCCATCTCTTCCGCTGTTGCCCCCAAGTTCACGCTCTCAATCTCCTCTTGACTCTCTGGATCAAGTTGGATGATAGGCGTTCTCTTGGCTTGTGCGGGGCCTGATAAATTAGCATAGAACTCACGCTTAAACGCTCTAAATAGTTGAGGGTTCATCTTGCTCTTGATCGCTAAGATACTGTTGGCATGTATCCCATTTGTAAAATTAGAGGCGTTATAGGTTTCAGCGTTGACTAAGTGCGTTACTACTTTAACCAATTCTTCAAGTTCTGGGAAACCATAACCACGGGAAACAATGGATGTTCTAGGCCTACGAATACAAAAAGCTAATTTATCGTTGTCAAAGGTCGCAACACGCTTCCCATTGATCACTTGAATAAAGGCACTATCAACCCAATCACGATGACCACTATTTTTTTCTTCCTCGGTAACACTTGCCCGTCTAATGGTCGTTGCATCTACGGGGATGAAGCCAATGATTGCCCCGCCCCTATTTTTAATAATTTCAAAGCAGGCTTGATCATAGATTAAACTATCTCTTACGATCATTCTTACAAAGCTCTCAAAATCCCATGCCCCGCCAAACTTGTAACCTTCCCCACAAGTTTCTAACCATGCGCTAAGCGTCTGTATTTCTTTGCGCTCTTCGTCTGTTGGTTCTCTTGTCTTATCTCTTAAGCGAATTACATAGCCCGCCTTGAATTGATCCTCTTGGGGGATACAAAACTCAGCGATTTGATTTATTCTAGTTTGAATGATCGATGAAACCACGGGGACGCGTGACATATAGGTCAAAATATCATAATCAAGTTGACTTGTCCCCTCATGCTCTGATCCTCTATAACTATCTGAACTTGTATAAGCTGAATAATTAGAGGGGTCAAGATCGTATGCAGATGGTTCAACATTGCCCCCCGCCTCGGCTGTTCTTAGTGCTTTTTGTAACAATTCTTCAGATATATCGGCAAGCTCTGCCAATTGGTGAATCGTTGATTTAATGTGTGACATATTAACTCCTTATCTTTTGTTTCTAGTATACCAAATTAAACGATTTTACATTGAGAAACAAAGATAAAGATAGAAAGTATCAAAGCACTTGAAACTAAAGCAGAAAAACAAAACAAGTGCCTTGATACTAATTTGATACACGCCTAAAGGTGCTACGCATTACATGGGTCTCGTTCAACTCTCACAAAAAGGGGCGTGCATCAAGTAGCAATGTACCATTTTAAACCAATTAAGCAAGTTTTATTTTATTTTTGGTCTTCGTGATGGTGCGATGCCTTGTGATACAAAGCGACTTCGTACACAACTAGCATGAACACCCATCACTTGGGCAATTTCAACATAAGACGCCCCCGCATGATACATTTTAATGACATCCTCTGGCAACGGTGAAAGGGGCTTTGTTGATGTGAATGGTTCAGAATATAGTTCTATGATCTCTAAGGGCGTCAAGGGTTCATCTGCCTCTATTCTTTGTTCTATGAACTCCAAGCGGTCAATTTTCATTGTTACTACTCTCTAAATGTAAAAGTGGTTCATGGTTTGCTATGCGTTCAAGCGATCTTTTGTAATAGGTTTCATCTTTTTCCATGCAGATAAAACGCCTATTACTATTTAAACACGCTATCGCTGTAGTCCCTGAACCTGAGCAATTATCTAAGATTACTTCATTTTCATTGCTGTAGGTTCTTATTAAATATTCAAACAATGCAACGGGTTTCTGTGTTGGGTGATCTCCCGTTTCATTAGCAAAGTAAATCAAATCGCTAGGATAATAAGCCCCGTTGTTAATTGTGGGCTTTCTGACAAGTTTATGATCCCCCGTTAAACTTTTGCCTCCAATTGTACTTTTTTTATTACTTTGAAAATATGGTTTACCCTCGTTCATTTGTGGATTGTAACAAGGCAAAGATTTATAAAAGATTAATATGTCCTCATGCTGTCCAAGTGGCTTTCTATTCGCATCAAGAAACCTTGTTTTTAATGATTTCATCCATACCCATTTATAACGGTATAACTTAGGATTACTAGCGTGCAAAGTAAAAACAAAGTGCGAATTAGCCGTTAAACAGATTGCCCCGTTATCTTTGATTACTCGTTCATACTCAGCCCATAACCTATTTAAAGGGATAATACTATCCCATGAACAAGCAGTAGTTCCATAAGACAAGTCACAAAGTATCATGTCAACGGATTTATCTGGAATACTTGGCAACAATTCTAAACAGTCACCAAGATACACTTGATTAGTTTTCATAGTCCTCATCCCTCGCAAGTGCCAAAATAGAATAACCTGCTATATCCATATATGGACTTTCTCCCATAGGGTCGTTATCCCTTGCAATCCTAGAGAGCTTATCAAGCATACGAACAATCACATGAACATCCTTAAATTGGTCTACCTTGATCCCATTGGGGTAAAGAAGCGTGAGTATTTGCGTTGTCTTGTCAAACGCATTCCCGTAGGCTTCATTTTTCATAGATAAAATTGTAGATAGGTCGCTTGCTATCTTCTCAAACTTGTTCATTTTGTACTCCTGTTAATCTTGCACAAGTTTACATAGTTCAATGAATACTCTAAAATTTAACTAAGACATGATTAAAATTGTTTGCCTTGCCCGCCCTTGATACTTATTTTCTAGTTCTCTTATCTTGCTAAGAACAAAGGGGTCTAAGATACTATGCACACGCCCCAAACTCTCACATATATCTAAGATACATTCATCATTGATCCATAAGCGAACGATTAAACTATTCCCATTCATACTATTTCCCCAAGTGTAAAAGGGGTTCATGGTTCGCTATTCTCTCAAGTGATCGCTTGTAATAGGTTTCATCCCGTTCTATGCAAATATATTGCCTATTACTGTTTAAACACGCAATCGCTGTTGTCCCGCTCCCTGAACAATTATCTAAGATTACTTCATTTTCATTGCTGTAGGTTCTTATTAAATATTCAAACAATGCGACGGGCTTCTGTGTTGGGTGTTGCCCTCGTTCACAGTCAAAATATAGCGTGTTTCTAGGATAATTTTCATACTCTTTGCTTATGTGTTCTTTATACTTTTGATTTGTTTTGTCACTGTACATTTGCCTATTGAAATCATTGTTCTTTGCTTGCTTTGTACTTTTTACACGATTATCAAAGTTAAAAGTATATGATGGATTCATAGCTTGCAAAGTATCAAAGCTCAAAAAGCCTTCCATCTGGTCTATCTTGAAACACTCAATCAATTGGTCATAGGTTTCTTTTGTACATAGTGCAAACTGTGAACCATTAACGCCGTAAGAATGATGGTAGCCCTTATGTCCCAATATCTTTGCTATATGTCGCCTCTTCAATCCTATGAACTCATTTACTTGCTTAAAATACGCTCGTAATTCCTTGTTAAATTGTATCTCTATATCATCTCTTCTAGGTGGTCTGAATACAAGTACATTTTCAAAGATACGTAGTGGCTGGATACCTACTAAAGCGAAATTTGAATGTTGGTTCTTTATCCATACATAATCATGATTAAACCATGTTTCTTTGAATGTCATGAGCTTTGCACAGAACATGCCTTGTGCTGTCAAAACAATGTTCCCATTATCCTTGATCACTCTTGCATACTCAGCCCAAAGTTTG